GGCAAAGCAATCACAAAAAACAAAAGTAATACAGTGGCTAAAATCAGGTAAAACATTAACACCATTAGAAGCATTGCAAAATGGAATGGGTATGCGACTCGGTGCAATAATACACACGCTAAGGCATGAAGAAGGCATGAATATTATTAACAAGAACAAAACTGGTGAAGACAGGTATGCAGAATATGAATATGTAGCAGAAGGCGAAGAACAAAGCACTTTAGATTTAGGAAATACTACTAGATTTAAATACCCTGATTAAATTATATTAACAATAAGGATAGGAGCAAAATATGAGGAATAGAATCTTGCAAAAGACATTTTGGACATCTGATGAGATACTTGAGCTAGAGCTATATGAGAGATTATTATTCTTAGGCATGACTAACTATGCAGATGATGAAGGCATAATTAAGACATCGCCAAAAGGCTTAAAAGCAAAGATATTTCCTGCTGATGAGATTGCAATAGTAAAAATATCAGAGTCGCTTGAAAAGATGGCTAGTTTAGGTTTAATTAAGTTTAATGAAGACAAGTCACTCTGTAGGTTTACAAAATGGCATGACCATCAAAAAATCAATAGACCATACCCATCAAAATTTAATTTTATAGACGAGAACAATGATGATTCAGTGAATGTTCAAAGAATAATCACAAATCATTCACCTGCAAATAAGAATAATAATAAGAAAAAGAATAGTAAAAAGAAAAAGAAAGATAATAATGAGTTTCGTGTGTGGTATGATATTTATCCTAGAAAGATAGCAAAGCCAAAAGCTGAACATAGTTTTAATGCTATGATGAATAAGTATGACCTAGAAGAAATAATGGACGGCACTACAACATGGGTGGAATATTGGGAAAACGCACATACAGAAAAAAGATATATACCTCACCCTGCTACATTTTTAAACCAAGAGAGGTTTTTAGATGAACCTGATGAGTTAGAGACAGAGGTATTGTACAAGCTAGATACAACAGGTCATTTTTATGTGGGATTCTGTGCTAAATGTAAAAAATCAGGATTTTACAAAAAAGAAGAACTAAGTCAAGACTCTAAATGTTGTAAGAGTAAAATATTACCTAACAGAGATGTTAATTTAATACAAGACGTTAATGCAGAAGCATAGATTTATAGAGCAGTCACTTGCTCCTCCTTGTTCGTGTTCCCAACAACACCGAACATACTCACCTATAACTCCAGTAGTGAGGGCTGCTCTATAATGCACGTACTTGAAAGCTATTTTATGGCACTGGTTTTATTTCAGCCAATAGAAGAATTATACACCTGCAATCACCCTAACACCATAGACAACAATCAACAATTTTTATGCAACTGGGTAGATACAGATTTCATTAGAAATAGAAACGGAGACAGGGTGTTAAAAAAATACAATCAAGATGACAATTTTATAAAAGCATATTACAGACGTAAATATTGGAGTAGGAATGACTAAACTAGATAGATTTGTAGGACAAAGAAACATAGAGAAGTCAAGAAAATACAAGGAAAGTTTTGTAGATGGTGGCAAGATATGCAGCAAATGTAAAGAAGTAAAACCATTAGAACAATACAATAAGAGACAAGGTGGAGTAACAGCTAATTGCAAATCGTGCATTTATGAATATAACAAAAAACGATGGGCAAGAACTAAACAACCATTATGGTAAGGAGTTAATATGAAAATAGCAAGAATGACTAGAGGTAGTTGGGGTAAGATTGTAGCTTTTTTTGATGTAGAGCTAAGTGGTATGACAGTAAAAGGATTTAAACTTATAAGTGGGCAAGATGGCTTGTTTGTAGGGGTACCATCAATAAAAAAAGAAGACGGCACATACGATAACACAGTATTTGTAGAAAAAGAAAAGATGCCAATGCTAAATCAAATAGCTAGCATGGAATATGACAAAGTTCCTAATCAAGGTTAGACCAAAGCCACAACAGCGACACAGGCACAGCGGTCGTTATCAATATGACCCATCAGCAAAGGACAAAAAAGATTTTGTGCTCTTGTCAAAAGAATACGCACCTAAAAAGCCAACAGCAAGAAACATAGAGATGTATTTAACATTTTGTTATAAAAGACCAAGAAACCACTACACATCTAAAAATAAAATATTGAAACTAAAGCCTGACGCTCCAGTATATAGAGCAAGTACCCCTGATTTAGATAATTTGGAGAAGTTTGTGCTTGACAGCTATGAAGGAATATTTTATAAAAATGACTCGCAAATAGTAAGATTGTCATCAGAAAAGCTGTATGGGGAAGAAGACTATGTGTACATTAAAATGTTGTATACAAAGAAATAATTAGAAATCAAAGAAAAAATATTATAAATTAGGACATGAAAATAGTAAATAAAAACATAGATTCGTTAATATTTGCAGAATATAATCCACGACAACTTACAGATGAGCAATATCAACAGCTAAAAGATTCAATTACTAGATTTGGCTTGGTAGACCCAATTATTGTCAATGAACATATAGACAGAAAGAATATTATAGTGGGTGGACATCAACGAGCAAAAGTAGCGAAAAAATTAAACATAGAAGAAGTGCCTTGTGTATTTGTAAACCTACCTTACGAAAAAGAAAGAGAATTAAATGTTAGGTTGAATAAGAATACAGGTGGTTGGGATTATGATATACTAGCAGATATGTTTGATTTAGATGAGCTTATTGACTGGGGATTTAAAGAAGAAGAACTCGTAGGATTTGATGCAGAGATAGAAGTAGAAGGTAAGATAGATGATGACGAGATACCTGAAGATGTAGAGCCAGTATGTAAGCTAGGCGATATATGGGAACTAGGCAATCATAGGTTATTATGTGGCGATGTTCTAAAAAGTATAAATAAATTACCAAGCGATTATGATGCTGTGATAACAGACCCACCATATGGAATGAGTGCAGTGCAGTCATCAGGAGTTTTAAAAGACAAATATAAAGAAGTTTTAAATGATGAAAATAATATTGTTGCAATAGAATCTTTTGAATTATTAAAAACAAATAAACCATCTGTATGGTTTGGAGCAAATTATTATTCTTATACGCTACCTAGTCAAAGTTGTTGGTTGGTATGGGATAAAAATAACGGTGCAAGCGACCAAATGGATTGCGAATTAGCATGGACAAACCTAAAAGGTGTAACAAGGCAATTCACACAAGCATCTGAAAAGAAAAATAGGGTGCACCCAACACAAAAACCAATAGAGTTGATTGTATGGGTATTAGAAAAAGTTAATGAAAAAATAATACTTGACCCTTTTTTAGGTAGTGGCTCAACATTAATAGCGTGTGAAAAAACAAACAGAGTATGTTATGGAATGGAATTAGACCCACACTATTGCGACGTTATCATTAATAGATGGGAACAATACACAGGAAAGGAAGCAAAGTTATTAAATGGCTCGACCTAAGAAATATGATTTAGATACAGACCAAGTAGAAAAGTTAGCAGGGTTTGGCTGCACAAACACAGAAATAGCTAGTTTCTTTGGGTGCGATGAGTCTCTTATTCGCAAGAGTTATTCCGAATTTCTTACAAAAGGTAGAGAAAAAGGTAAAATACGACTTAGGCAACTACAATGGCGTAGTGCAGAAAGTGGTAATACATCAATGTTAATTTGGCTTGGTAAGCAACTATTAGGGCAAACAGATAAGCAAGAGGTAGAACATATTAGACCAATAGAAGAAATAGAATTTAATGGCATCTAAACTTACACTACACAAAGAAGATTATTTGCCACACCAATGGGATTTTATAACTAACGATAAGCCAATAAAAGCATTAGTGGGCGGCTTTGGCTCAGGTAAGACATACGCATTTCTTCATAAAACATTTATAAATCACGTTACCAAATTAAACGGTAACGATATGTCAAATGGATGGGTAATATATCCAACGTATGAACTGGCAGAGGAACTATTTGTAGAGCCAATGCGTGAAATATTTGAAAGAAATGGTATAAACTTTACATATAATGTGCAGAAGCACAAGTTTACAACGCCCTATGGAATGATTAAGATTTATCAGCTACAAAAACCACAAAGAATTGTAGGTGCAGAGCTTACCTATATTGGCTTTGATGAGTTTGATGTTGAATCGTGGAAGAATTGCGATGTAGCGTACAAGAAAGCTATTGGTAGAATGAGAGGTAGTGAAAACTGCGAGATATACATAGTAACATCACCTGAAGGCTTTCATTACACGCATCATCAATTTGTAGAGAATAGTAGCGAAGGCAAAGCATTGATACACGGAAAGACTACAGATAACCATTACTTGCCTGATGCTTATATAGATTTATTAGAACAGAACTATGATAGTGCGATGCTAAAAGCATATAGAGATGGTCAGTTTGTAAACATCTCTGCATTATCAACATATCATTCATTTGATAGGAGTAAAAATGTACAAAAATGTGAATACGACAGAAGCAAGCCAGTCAGGTTGGGACTCGACTATAATGTGGACCCCATGTGTTCAGTTCTTTTCCAAATCTACCCAAACGAACCAAAAGTCAGAATCTTTGATGCAATATCATTATCACATCAAGGTCGAGGGGACTTATTAAGTGCTAGAATGTGTGCAGTAATTAAAGATAAATATCCTAATAGTCAGTATATAGTATATCCTGATGCTAGTGGTTTTCAAAGGCACACGTCAGCTATGTTTAGTGATATAGATATTTTAAAACAAAATGGATTTAAAGTTCAGGTCAGGAAAACAAATCCACCTGTGACTAACAGAGTTAATTCGGTGAACAAAATGTTGGAGGGAAACATCATTATAGACCCGAGATGCAAAGCGTTAATACAAGACCTAGAAAAAGTAACAAACAAGCAAGGCACTAGAGATATAGATAAAAGCAATAAGTTATTAACACACATGACAGACGCTCTCGGATATGCAATAGAATGGAACTTCCCAATCATTAAACCAACACTAGGAGCAATACAGAGATGATACCGAACATAGGCAAACTTTTAATTGAAAATAGTAAATTTGATGCACAACAAAATGAAAAAAATTTATGGAGCGAAAGAAGGTTTGTTGCTAGAGATTATTATGACGGCAAAACAAGCGGCTACACTAAAAACTATTTCAGCGACGCACTTACAAGAAAAATACCTATTTCAAATGTAAATATCACAAAGCGTATTATAGATAGAATAAGTCTAGTGTATATGAAACCACCAACAAGAGAATACAGCAACGAAAATTTTCCAATGTTGTTGCATGGCAAAGATTTTAAATTGCAACGTGCAGAGCGTATGACTAATTTGTTAGAACATATTCTTATCAAGCCCACATGGCGAAACAATGTATTAGACTATGACATAATAATGGATTTTGAAGCACAGTTTGAAGATGACCCATTAAGACCAAGTTCTATAACATATCCGTTGGCAATGAAAGCATCAGTGATGGACAATACTCCTGAGTTGAGTGCGTATTGGGACGCAGAGAACACTTTTATTTATGATGAAAATGGTAAAATATTAGACGACCCTGACAATCCTGACCACATAAATCCTTATGGAGTATTGCCGTTTATAGAATGTTTCAGAAATGGAAGACCTGAGTATTCATACATAGACACTTCGCCTGCTATGGACATACTGGCTACTAATCTAGAAGTTAATGTGTCAGAGACAAACAGCAACGCAAATACTATGTTTCAGTCTTTCGGATATATGTATGTAAATGGTAGTCAAATAGAAAAAGACACACTAGAAGTAGGGCAAGATAAAATTAGTTTTTTAGGTATAGACGGGACTATGAACATTGTAAGTCCACCCAATACAGTAGAAGCTCTAGCTAGTTCTATTGAGCATAGCTATAAATTGTTAGCACAAAACTACAATCTTAACATTGCTTTTGTAGAGGGTAGTACAGCAATGAGTGGTGTTGCACTAAAACTGAGAAACACCGAATTGCAAGACGCACGTATTAGTGATGTCATTAGATGGAAAGAAATAGAACAAAAATTATTTGAGCTTGAGTCTATAATATTAGGCGTAGAAGCTAATATAAATGCAGGCGAGCTTTTAAAAGTAGACTATGAAGAATCTATGGAGATACTATCTGATGAAGAACAAAGAGAGAAATGGGATTGGGAGCTAGCAAATGGTCTTATAGATAGAGCAGACATATTAATGCAACGTGACCCCGATAGATTCCCTGACAGAGAAAGTGCACAAGATTATTTATTTGAAAGAAGTGAGCAAGACATAGATGAAGCTGATGAAGATGAACAGCCACAAGATAGTCTATTGCAAGCATTAACAAGACCAGTATAGGAGGAAACATGGCAAAAAAAGTAAGTTGGTTGTACGGAGGTAAAAGATATTACGGAACATTAATACGAGAAACAAAAGCAGCTAAATTTGCAAGAACTGCAAGTGGTAAAATTAAAAAAATATTAAAGAAAAGAAAATAATGCCAAAAACAGATTACGTTAAAGGGGTAAGCATGGCAGGTCTAACAAAAAGACAAAAAACAGCTATGCGTAGACATAAAACACACCACACTGCAAAACATTTACGTTCAATGGTTACTGCAATGAAACGTGGGAGAACATTTACACAATCACACAAGTTGGCAATGAAAAAGGTAGGAAGGTAGTGGCAGAATATCAAGGCAAAAAAGTGCAGCTAGACAAGCCAAGCAGAATACAAAAAGGCGAAGCAGGGTATGGACGCAAGAAGTTTAAAGTCTATGTGAAAGATGGAGACAAGGTTAAAAAAGTAATGTTCGGTGACCCAGTTAGAAAAATTAAAAGCAATATTAAGAAAAATAAAAAAAATTTTAGGTCTAGATTTAACTGTGATAGCAATCCACCTAAAGACAAAACAAAAGCAAGATATTGGGCGTGTAAATTTTGGTCATCAAAATCAGTAACAGAGTTGTTGCGTGGCTAATCAAAACTATATAGACACAGTAGCAGAAAAAATAGCAAGTCAAGTAGAGCAATTACAAACAGAAATGGTTAGAGATTTGCTCAAACTATCTAAAGACAGACGATTTAGAAACATTAATGAGTTCTTATTTGCTATGGAGCAGATAAATATTGAGCAACTTGTTACGATAAAAGCACAAAACATACTAACTGGATACACAACAGCACACACACAAATTCTTAGCGACATGACGCTATTTGGAGAGATTACAGAAGATACGCTAAGAGCTGTGACAAACTTTAGTACATCTAGTTTTGCAGATACTTTAGGAAGAATGTCAGGCGTTATGAAAACAGAAATAATAAAAGGCGTTATAGGTGAATCAACTGAAAGAGGTATTTTACAAGCAATACAACAGCAAGCAGGCTTATCAAATGCACAAATGCAAACATTGGTCACTACAGGTCTAAACGATTATAGTGCATCAGTCGGCAAGATTATGATAGATACAAGCCCCGTAGCAACTAAATTTAGATACGTAGGTGCACAAGATGACAGAACGAGACCTGTGTGCAGAAGACTATATGAAGCAGGCGAAATGACAAGAGATGAAATTAAAAGAGAGTTTGGTGCAGATGTGTTTGTCAATAGAGGTGGATATAATTGTAGACATCAATGGTTTCCAGTAGAAGCATCAGAAAAAAGTAAGAATGTTAGATAAAAAGTTTTTTACATCATTAGCAAACAAAATGCGTAAAGACTACGTAGACCATATTTTTGAAAAAGGTATAGATGTAAATGGAAGCAAGTTTAAAAGTTATAGCACAAAATATGGCATAAGAAAAAGGCAAAACAAATTTAAAAGACAATCAGCATCGTTTGCTAATACAACATCACCTGTATTGACTGGCGATTTAATGAACGATGCAAAACCTAGCAGCACAACAAATTCTGCAAAAATAAGATTTGCAGCACATGGTGGCAAAATTAATAATCTTGCTAAGTTAGGCAGGGTGCTTACTAGCGATAAACAGCCATTACCTACAAAAGTTATTTCAATGATAGATAGAGAAGTAGAGAAAGAAATAAAACTAAAGCTACCTAAAAGCAAAAGATTTAAATTTAAATTTGGAAAATAAATATTTTTTATATTGACTTTAATGTTTAATATATGTATAACGATTTTGTTAAAATAACTCACAAAAGAGGTACAAATGTCAGAACAAAACGAAACACCCATCGTTGAACAAAACAACGCAAAAAATGAGGACACACAAGTTCAAACAAATGAAAACATGATACCACAAAGCAGATTCAATGAAGTTAATGCTCAGAAAAATCAATTAGCTGAAAAACTAGCTAACATTGAACAAGCACAAGAACAGCAAAGAAAGGCTGACCTTGAAAAACAAGGCGAGTACAAAACCTTGCTTGAAGAACAAGGCAGAGAGCTTGAAAAATACAAAGTTGATTCTAATGCGTGGAATGAATACAAAACCAAAAAGCGAGCATCAATCATGGAAACAATAACAAATGATGAAGATAAACTAATTGCAGAAGATTTATCACTTGCGAAATTGGAGACGTTTGCGAGCAGGGTGACGCAGACAAATACGGTAAGCACTCCTAACAATAGACCTGCGAATAGTTCAAAGGGTACTGGTGAATTTGGTGGGTATAGTTCTTGGACAGAATTTGCTCAAAACGACCCAGTGGGTGCAGATAAAGCATTGAACAAATTATAAAAAGGTAGGTATTTAAATGAATGTGTTAAATAACATACAAGGTTGGACTCAAAATGGTTATGCAGGTAACCATAAGATGGGCATAACCGATACAGATGTTGCTTTAGGACAAGCAGCAGGTATTACAACAGCGGCGGCTATTGTACAATTTAATAAGGCAGCTGTTGTACCACAAACAGTAACAATGGCAGCAGCAGCAAAAGGTGCTGTGAGTGTATCATTTCCAACATTTACAAAGGTTGCAGCAAGTTCAGTGGAGTCAGATGCAGCAGGAGCAGAAGGAAGTGACTCACCTTTAGTTGATATTGGTTCAGCCGCTAATACAGTAGAAATTCTTAGAAGAAGTATTGCAGCAGGCGTTACAGACCTAGTTTCTCATGGAAGCAGTGACAATATGTTGGTGCAGACTGGTCAAATTCTAGGAAATGCTGTTGCAGCAGCTGTAGACAAAGAAGTGATGGCATTATTTGATGGCTTTAATACTGTAAAAGGTACAGCAACAGATGGTTTAAAGTTTCTTGATATTATGGACTGTATTGCATCTCTTGAAGCAAATGATGCTCCTAGACCTTATAGTGCAGTATTACACCCATTGCAAATGTACGGCTCATTTGGCTTGTCAAATGAATTTGGTGCAAGTGCTGTGCAGGGTAGTAACTCAGCATTTAATGGACTTGGAGGTTCAGGTGGAGTTGCAGACCAGTTTATAGGTGCAGGGTTTGTTACAAGCATTGCAGGAATAAACTTCTACACATCTCCACAAGTGCTAGCAAATTCAGACCAACATAAAGGTGGAGTATTTGCTAAAACAGCTCTTGGAGTTGGATTCATAGACCAAGGCGGCGGAAGTTTGCTTGAGGTTAAATCTGACAGAAACGAGCTTGGAGCACAAACCGAACTAGTAGCAAATTCTTACTACGCAGCTACAGAACTTGTAGACCTGCACGGTGTAGAGCTAACTACAGAAACAAGCACAGCTTAATATACAAGCTAGGCATTATGGGGGAGCTTGTCTCCCCCATGTGTATATATGAAAAATATTATTAAAAAAAATAAAACAAAAAAAGATATAGGGAATTTAAACAACAAAACGTTTGGAGTAAACCTAGACCCTAAGAATGATTTATGTTTATCAGAAAATGGAGACAGGGGGCAAGAAGCAACATACAAAGGCACTAAAATGAAATATATGGATTATATTGCTGAAGTTACAGATAGGATTGAAAAAAACAAAAAAGGCAAAACTGTTGAAAATGTTGGAATGTTTAGTGGCGTAAATTTTGACAAAAATGGTAAAATACTTTAATACTAGGAGAGCAAATGGCTGAAACAAAAAAAATATCAAAAAAAAATAACAAAAAGCCTGCAAAACCTGCAAGCAAAAACATAAAATATAAAATAACAAAGCAAAATGGAAATGTTATGTACAGAGAAAATCTTGGTGAATATGTAAAAATTTACGAAAGCAAAGGCTATAAAGTAGAGGAGATTTAAATATGGCGATATTTACACCTATAACAACAGAAGCTGCATTAGGTACAGATGATTCAGGTTCATCGAACATAAGCAGCAGTGAATTTGTAAGATTGTTTAATTCTGCCGCAGCAGGGACAGAACATTTAGTTACTTTAAACAAAGCAGATGGGACAGATGTGGGTACTTTTTCTTTAGATGGGCACGAGTCTGTAATAATACAAAAAACAAGTACAGATAAACTATTTGCTGCAAACGCAGCTGTGTTAGCGTGTGGAGTGCAAATTATAGAAGTTGAGCAACCTCGCAAATTTTCAAAAGCAGGACATTAGTGACGAGCACGCTAATAGAAGCAGTAAAGCTGTCAGAAGGATTTAGAGACAGAGTATACAAGGACACTCTTGGCATAGATACAATAGGTTACGGCTTCGCTATAAAGGATTTGGTTATAGACGAAGATATAGCAGAGATGATTCTACGCAGGAAACTAGAAAAGTTAGTTGAGGACACTAACCGTCGATTTTCTTTCCTTAAAGACCTACCTGAGCAAGCACAAGACGTTATATATGAGATGTGCTATCAACTGGGTATAACAGGAGTGTCAAAATTTAAAAAGACCTTAGCATATTTAGAGAACTTTGAATATAAGATGGCATCAAAAGAGATGTTGGATTCTAAATGGGCAAGGCAAACACCAAACAGAGCTAAAAAACTTAGTGACGTAATAAAGTCGCTTTTTTAAAATGAGAGGGGGTCTGTGCTAGACATACACCCTAGTAAATTAGTTTGTCCACATTGCTACCACATAGGTATGAGGAGAGAGGGCAAAGACAGGCATGGAAAGCAACGCTATTTATGCAAAAGGTGTAAAAGTAAAACAATCTACCCTATTTGCGATGCAGATTTAGATATAGTAAGAGAGAATGTTAGGCTCTCAAAACAGAAGCAGAGAGCACAAGACAAAAACAGAATACATAACAAGGCATTTAGAGAGCACGCTAGAATAGAAAATGCCATTGAAGAATACAGTAAAGAATTAATTACGCTTTTTGAAAATAATAAATTAAGTTGCACAACAACTAAACACAAAGTCAATAATAAGGCTGTAGGTGTTATACAGTTTTCAGATGTCCACTTCAACGAATTGGTGAATTTAGAAAACAATAAATATGATTTCAAGGTTGCGTCAGCTAGGATACAATACTTTGTAAATAGGGCTAAATTGTACTTTAAAACAGCTAATGTGAGCAATGTAGTTGTCGCTTTGACTGGCGACATGATGAATAGCGATAGACGCTTAGATGAACTTTTAAATCAAGCTACAAACAGGGCTAAAGCAACATTTCTTGGGGTGGATATACTACAGCAAGCAATATTGGACATGAACAAAGACTATAACGTAACTGTTGCATCTATAGTAGGAAACGAAGGCAGAGCAAATAAAGAAATGGGTTGGAGCAATATAGTAGCTACAGACAATTATGACTATACTATATTTCAATGCCTAAGATACTTATTTAAGGATAGTGACATAGAGTTTGTGCATGGTGACCCATCAGAGCTTGTTATAAATGTTGCAGGGCAAAATTTACTGATGTTGCACGGTCATGGCTCAATAAGAGGAAAGCTAGAAACAAGTATAAATCAAATTGTTGGCAGATATTCTTTGAAGGGCGTAAAAATAGATTATGTTATTTTTGGACACGTTCACAGTGCAAGGGTCGGAGATAACTTTGGAAGGTCGTCATCACTGGTAGGTGCGAACGACTATGCAGAGAAAGCACTTAATCTCAATGGTAGGGCTAGTCAAAACTGCTACGTGTTTTATAGCAACGGGAACAGGGACGGGATTAAGGTGGACTTGCAAAACGTAGATTGCGAAGGGTATGACATAGACTCATCACTTGAAGCATACAATGCAAAGTCACACGGCAAGACAAGAAAACAAAAGACAATATTTGAGGTAGTAGTATAGATGGATATATTTGAACTAATTAAAGAGTATGGCGTTAGCTTAGTAGGCTTGGTGGCTTTGGCTTACTATGTTAAAACGCAAAATGATTGGATTACAAACGAGCTACAAACAGAGCTTAGAGAATCATTTACAAGATTAGAAGGGATTGTCATTAAGTTAATAGACAACTCAAAGAAAGTAGAAATTAAACAATCAGAAATAAAAGCTAGCTATAGAGCGATAGTAGAAATACTAGCTAGCATGAGTGGCAATGGACTTAAAGAGAAGTTCATGCGTAAACAAGACAAACATTTTTAAAGAGGAGACAATATGTTAGAGAATATATTAGGAGCAGTAACAGGTAACTCAGGAATTTTAGTTGGTGGAGGAGCATCAGCAGTAGTGTTATGGGTATTAAAAAAGATACCAAATGAAAGTATTTGCAGTGTAGTAGAAACCACATTTGAAAGTCTAGGCAAGGTAATGACACTTGGTCTAGGTAAATGGAGCGTAACAAAAGGAGTGTGGAACAAGACAATAGAGCCATATTTTATAGACCTTGTAGACAACGTATTTGGGTCTTTAGTGCGTGGATTTATTAAAGGACTAAGGAGCGATAACAAGTAGTGAATTTAATCCCTGTATTAAAACTTTTATCAAAAGCAAAAGAAATACATGATTATGTTAAAAAACCAAATAATCTTGATTTGCAAAATGATATGCTTTTAACACGCTTGCAAAAATTAGAAGAAAAGATTGAAAAGGTTGAAAAGACATTGAAGAAAAAAAAGAACATAGCAAGTGAATACAAATGGGGCAAAGATTAGTGGGCACGGGGTTTAAAAAAATAAAACCTACACAAGCAGGAGTAAAACGCAATCTTGCTTTAGATGACCCATTAGACCAACACTACAAGCCAATAAAAGTAGAGGGTTTTAATACAGGGCTACAAATAAAAAAAGACACTGATGTACGCATAGAAGGTGATTTAAAAGTTACAGGCGATATATCTTTAGAAGGTGGTGATATAAATTTTGATAAAGTAGCTACAGAGCAAATTAAACTAGGTGACAATACAACAATACAATCAGAAACTACAGACCTTTTATCAATAGAAAGTACAGGGCTAGTTGTAAGTGGCGTACAACAAGCAGCTCAAACTACTGTCGGCATATTAACTCAAAGTGGACAAGACTCTAAGTATGCTTTATATAATGGAGCAACATTGCGATGGACTGTAGGAAACGATGCAGATGATTCTAATAAATTAAAGATAGATTCAGATAATCTTACTGTTGGTGGTAATACAAAGCTAACATTAGATTCTAGTGGGAATTTAACAGTTACAGGTAATGTAGTGAGCTCTGCGGGCACACTCGGTGCAGGTGGTGCTAGTGCTTTAAATGATTTGTCTGATGTCACGTATTCTAGCGGTGATTTAACAATAAGCAGTTTAGATAAAATTATAGCAGATGATTTTGTTATAGATTCAGGTGCTAGTATAGAGCTTGACTCTAATAATGGTAACTTTGTTGCAAAGAAAGCAGGCACAGAGTTTAGTGCAACAAATAGTGCTTATGCAGGCATGATATTAGGCTATACATATTTACACCCTACAGATGGAACAGTTACACACGAAATACAAAACAGCATGACAGTTGAAGATAGCACACATCAAATATCTTTTAAAACACCACCAAGCGAATTTGTAGAAATTGAGCTCAGTTGCTTTATTAATGTGAGTAGCACAGACACAAATATAGATGTGGGTCTTAGTGACAACAGCACATATAATTCAATAGGTGGTCAATTTGAATATGATTTTGCAGGGGTGTATTTTACAGACGATGAAGTCGATGATGATATATTGACAGTAAAATGGGTTTTAAGTGCAAGTGAACTAGCATCTATAGGGTCAAGCAATACATTTTATATTGGATTTTCAACAGCAGGTGCAACAAAAACTGCCAACATATCTTATGGCTTAAGAAGTTCGCATGGAGTTAGTCACCCTCCATTTGTAATTAAAGCAACAGCATTGCCTGCAACTATATACACAGGATAATTAAGGAGAATAATGAGCATTATAAATAAATCACCGACGCAAATTTATAAAGATTTATTGCAAATGGATAACAATAACACTGGGGTTACAACAAGTTCAGTGCAAGTTAAAGATGGAGAAGGTACAGCGTCTGCACTTTATTTGTCAGATGATGAAGTCAAAGTCGCACCAGTAAATGATGATACTAGCTCTGCGTTTAAAGTTAGCACTAAAAGTGGCACAGACGTTTTAACAGTAGATACGACAAATCAACTAGTCGTTGCATCAGGTAATAAAATAAATACGCAATACTCTACATTTAGCATTGTTAATTCAGAGTCAGCTAGCTTTGCAGATGATACTCATCAAGCAATCCCATTTAATCACGCTAATTATGGTGATTCATCTAATCCACCTGCATTTGGTACTGGTACAGACCCTGCTACTACTTTTACAACGGCTGAAGGCAATGGAACTAGAGCAAGTGATATTATACCATGTCTATGGTATGTGCCTGATGCGATAACGATTGACGCTGTGTATTCTTTAGAGGGTGCAGACACTGCGACTGGTGACACAACACGTATGCATTTATTTAGTTACAATTTTAGCAATGGCTCAACATCTATGTTGTCATCAGGAACACTGTTAGCACATAACAGCGATGTTACAAACGCAGGAAGCGAACAAGGTTATTTTTCTTCATGGACTGTAGATAGTAGTGCAGTTGCAGCAGGCAGTATGATTTTAGCTTTTTTTAAAAGTGACAGTATAAACTCGGACTATTCATTAAACATTACAGTGAAATACCATCTTACTTAGGAGCAAATTATGACAATGAAAAAATCAAGACAGCAGCCATATAATCGTGGCGACAATAGAAACAGGAGAGACCGTGATAAGTTTGCAACGCCGATTGCTACAATTAAAAAATCTTTAACATATAGTGCAGATACACCTGATTTGCTATTAGATGTAAATGCAACAGCAAGTGCAACTGCGTCAAAAGCAGGCACAATTAGTGCTATTAAAGTTAAAAATGACGGATACGTTCCTGCACTAGCGTCATTTGTTTACAACTCATACACAGCAGAAGGCACAATAGATTCAGATGCTAGTGGATTGAGGTATGTAAAATATTTATTAAATCCGAATGAAGAAATTATGATGCCAACAACAAGAGCAATTATTGGTGACGCTGTAGGTGAATATGATGGAACAGCAGTAGATAGTGCTTCTGTGACAACAGCAGAGTCGTTAGATTCAGGTGCAGATGTAGACACAGCAACTTCAAACGATATAACATCAGATGCAACTATTACAACAATACACCTTGAAGATGGGCATAGTAAATATTTTTATGCAGGAGATTTGATAAGGATAGATACTGAAATATTAGAAGTTTTATCGGTAGGGACAGGTGCAGACTTAGCAAATAGCACATTGACTGTAAAAAGAGGTGTTATGGGCTCAACAGCAGCAACTCACAATGATGACAGAGCAGTACACTTACCATTTTTTAATATGCATCATAAATATGTATCAGCAGGCAATGAAAAAGGAAAAACGACAGACAGTAGAGGACGTTGGAAATCAATGAACTTTTTTGGGTATGGTCGTTCGGCAGGTGACCAAGCAGGGCTTACAGCGGGCTCTATAGCTATACAATTTTATGAAGCAGGTTTTGCAAAAGCTAATTTGTCTGATATAACTGCTGACACAGAAAGTGGACTAGCAGCAAGTACAGCATATGAGTTTGATATAACGGTAGATGGAGGTACTACATTTGATAATCTCACATTCACTACTGACGCTACAAACTTGAAATTTGGTGGTTCTACTGGAATCATTAAAAAAATACAAGATGCTTTGGATACGCAATACTATACATCGGGCAATTTGTTTGAAAAGAAAGTAACAGTAAATCTAGAAAATGGTGACATAGTGTTTAGGAGTGGTTCATTCCTATCTACATCAGCAATAGCAATAGGTGCGGGTTCAACTGGTGCGGCAGAGTTTTTAGGTACAGGTAGAATACCATCTGCATTTGAATCAGTAGACGCTAGACTGCAAACAGAAACAGAGTATGACCCAATAACAAACGATGCTATCTATAAAGAAATATTCATCAGAGACGATGGAAATGGTAATTTAATATGGAAGAATGAACAAAGAGTCGGTGAGGTTAATTATGAAACAGGTGCAATTTCTTGGACATTATCTGAAAGACCAAATGCTGAATTTGTAGTTAGTGTTTTACACACTGGACCATTTAGTGGTAAATTAGACGCAACGCAAAGCAATAGAAGAAACTCACTTAGACAAATTTTAGGCAACACTCCACAGCAAAAATGTGAAGCACAGCTTACAATTACAACATATTAGGAGGTAAATATGCCATACGGAAAAGGAACTTACGGCAAAAAAAGAGGTAGACCGAAACTAAAAAGAAATATGAAAAGAAAGCGAATCACTAAAAGAAAGAGGAAATAAATGGCAACTGATTTCAAATATGCAAGTCAAAGTGATTTAAATAGATATGTTGGTGATATTGTAACTGATGCTGATAGTAAAAGACAAGTATATGGTTGGACATTATTGTCATCAAATAAATATATTGCAGATAATACAGGAAATATATCTCAGCTATTTATGGACGGTGCAGATTTAGGAGCAGCACAAAGCGACGCAGCTAGTGTAAATTCTAACTATAAATGGTATTATTTGGCATCAGATGATAGAGTGTATTTATACAATGACGCTGCTGACCCTAATGATTTAATTATAGAAGCAGGATTTGACAATGCTACTTACTATGACCAAATGTTAGTGGACGCATCAATGGAGTTAAATAATTTGCTAGATGCACGTTACCCTACCCCATTACCAAAAGTTGCTCAAATAGACCAAAATACAGCGTCAAATAGCCAATTAAAAGAATATGATGCATTAGTTATTAAAATGACTTGTTATTTATGTGCATCAAACACGCTTAGAGCTATAGGAGAGTTAGAGCAAGCAGATTATTACTACAATCAAGTCAGTAATGCAGAAAGAACGGGCATGGCAGATAGATTGAACGCAGGAGAGTTTAAGTTATCTTATGAAGTAGATGCTAAAGATAGACTTGGCAAAGTAAACAACAAAAGCGTTTCAGGTTCTATGGATATTGTAGAGACGGGTGGTAGCTATGTAGGTGAGCCATACGATATACTAAGAATAGTCTGCACAAATTCGGGGGCTTATGGTGTGGCAAAGGCAAAAGTGCAGTATTACGGAGATGACAAGTTATTTGGTCAAGAATCAGACCCCGATATTATTACAGGAGGTTTGCAAACAATATCAGGTCTAGGCGGTTTGCTTGTAAGATTTCAAGGAGCTTCAATGACAGCAGACGATTCGTGGGAAATAGAAGTCGCAAGCGAAGATAGAAAAATAACAAATGCTCAATCTAGTTCTATAGACTTAACAAGGCGAGGGTATTCATACTAATGGCTGTTGATTACGATAAAATTTCATACGATTTAATAGAAAAAGGGTTAAAAACTATTATAAATAATGAATTTAAAAACGTGTATATTTCGCCTGAATTTAAAATGCGTGGCACAGAGTGTATTAGGATTGCTGTAGAGTCAAGCGAAAACGAAGAAACGACCAATGCGTATGAGCGAAGAATATTTAATGTTGTTGTTAGATACTATCAAAAGGGAAATGTTGGCTCTGAGCGTGCATATGCAGGCATGAGAAGGAAAGCAGACAGGTTGCGTAAACATTTAATAGATAATCAAACTGCTAATACATCAACAGCTAAATGGGTAGCGTTAGACATAGATACAATAAATTTTAATATACAAGACGAAGAAAATGAAGAAATTGATAATTTAAACATAACGGAGTTTTTATTATCATTAACACATCACAATCCGTTATAAGGAGTAAGAACTAATGGCTCAAGCAACAAATTATTTTTCAAGCCAAGATGTTTCTGTGTTTATACAAGATGAATCAGTAGTTGGAACAACGCCTGATGATGCAAATTTAACAAGATTACAGGCGACATCTTTTACAATACCCGAAGCATCTGTCCCACTAGAGTTTTCATCAGCAAGAAGTGGGCAATATACAACAACAGCAACACAAGCACATCACTCACAAGGTACAAAGCTATGGACGTTTGACACTGTGTTACGAGGAACACCATTCTCAGTTTTAAAAGCGTGTCAAGCAGTTTTTGAACAAGGCTCGTCTACAGCAGAGCTAGACAATGACTATGTGTTTGACACAGCGGGTTATAACGTAGGAACTGGCTCAGGTGCAAAAACGCATGATATTAGGTTTATAAATGGAGGTGCTGACACTACACTTCATAATATTGAAGTTAAAGGCTGTATAGGTACAGGGTTCACTTTGTCTTCTGACATTGGTAGTGAAGGGGGAGAACTTGTATGCACTATAAATTGGGCTACGGGTTTTATGCCAGTACACTCGTCAGATGATATTTCGTCACCTGCTTACGATGAAGGAACTCCAAAAAATATTAGAAATATAGCATTGGCAACAGGAGAGCTTGGCAGTGACAATGACATGGTCATACAGTCTTATGAATTATCAGTGCAAAGAACAATAGAAAGAGTGCATTATTCTGATATCACAGACGGCTCATTCGCTCCTTTTGGGTATGTTATGACATCACCGTTTGAAATTACAGGGTCACTGACTGTAATAAGAAATGACGATGTGCATGACTTACTTGCTAACTTTCATAACAGCACAAGTGTAGCTTTAAAAATTGCAGAAGCGTCAGGCTATTCTATAGACGTACCAAAAGCAGTTTTGGGTGAATCGTCAGTAGACAACGGCGGTGCAGTCTTAATGCAGACAATACCTTTCACTGGTGTAGCTGATGAGGACATTGGTGGTAGTAATGAGCAAGTATTAGGAGTCACAATAGCATAATGAAGCAAAAAATAAAAAGCACGACAAGTGGCAAAGATATAACGTACGACTTAATAGATTATACGCAAAGCGAGCGGGAACAATTTCACGATGCTTTTACAGAAGCAGAAGCTAGCACACCACAAAAATTTAGTTTATGGTGCAAATGTGTAAGAACTATTACTAATTTAACAGATGAAGAAATGTTAAAAATGACTGACCTTGATATTATACAAGTTGCAGTAGACGCATATCTTTACACAAATAATAAAAAAAAAGACAAGAAATAGAATTACGTCTTAACGTGCAAATATCGTTAAATGGTTTACAGGGGAACTACAGTCTACCTGAAAAGTTTCCTTACGAAGCCGTGAATCCGATGACAGCAAAAAAACAGACTTTTGAGAGTTTAGATGATGTGTATGAAGTCTTAGAGTCCTGTTATGACAAATGTGTAGAAAAGGGTTTTAATAAATTAGGAGAAGCATTGTATCAACAGTCTTTATTTGTAATTAATGACTATATGCTTGTAGATAAAGCAAAGCAAGACATGATAACACAATACAGGTTTTGCAAAAAATTCAATGCTCCTCCATACCCCTCTTTGCAAGACACTCCTGAAAGAATAATAAAAGCATTTACAATAATAGATGATGAGATAGAAATGTACAAATCAAAGGCAAACAATGGCAAATAAAACAGTATACGAAATAATAGCAAAAGCTATAGGATTTGGCAAAACAGATAAATCTGTTAAGACTTTAAGTGGTAGCATGAAAAGATTTGCAACAGGTCTTGTTACAACAGCAGCAGCGTACAGAGGTTTTACTGAAGCTGTAGAAGCTGTAAAGTTAGCAGGTAAACTAGAGGGTGTTGAAAACGCTTTTAATAATTTAAGAAAAGAAGCAGGGTTTTCGATTGGGACATTTAACAAATTAGACAAAGCATTAAATGGAACAGCTGACAGATTAACTATTATGGAACAAGCAAACAATGCAATGCTTCTAGGCATAGCAGATTCAGAAGAACAAATGGCTGAAATGTTTGATATAGCACAAAGATTATCACAAGCTCTTGGCAACACAGCAGAGTTTGGTATAGAATCGCTTGTGACTGGACTGGGTAGGCAATCTAAATTAATGCTTGACAATTTAGGTATTATGGTAGACGTAGAAGGTGCAAACAAAAACTATGCAGAATCATTGGGCGTGACTGCATCACAATTAACTGATTCACAAAGAAAACAAGCATTTATAAATGAAGCATTACAACAAGGTAAAAATCTTGTAGAAGGATTAGGCGAGGAGCAATTAACTACAGCACAAACAATAGAATCGCTTATAGCAAATTTCACAGATTTAAAGGTAGCTATAGGTGAAGCATTAGTAGACATAGGTGCTATAGATTCAATTAATACATTTGTTACTGCACTCAAAGGTTTACTAGAAATTAGACGAAATGAAGCACAAATTGCAGAAAATGCTACAACAAAATACGGTAATCAAACAGAAATCATAAAAGAACTAGAAGCCCAATACCAATTTTTGGTACAACAGCAAAATCTTTTAAAAAATTCAACTATAGAAGTTGGAACAGGCATACGTAGTTTTAGCACAAACGCAGATGCTGCAAGAGAAGCTCTTGATAAATACAACATGGCAAACAAAGAAAATACTGAGTTAATGGAAGAAAACAGAAAAGAGATGGAAATGTTGCAAGATGAAATAAAACTCAGAAAAGACAGAGCCGAAGAAATAGCTGAAATAGAATCAGATATAGCACGAAGGAAAAAAGAAGAAGCAGAAGCACAAATACAAATAGAACAAGAACAAGCGGCGATATTAGCAAAACTAGAAAAAGAAGCAGACAAAAGAGAATTAAAAAGACAAAAAAGAGTCAAAGATAGAATTGCTACCGAAAAAGAAAATAAAAAAATGATATTGCAGACGTTAGATTCTATGAAAATTATAAGTGACCAATTAGGAATAGACAACAAAGCATTAGAAAAAGTAACTATTGCACACGCTGTTGCTAATACTTTTGCAGGTGCAACAAAAGCACTAGCACAAGGTGGATTGAAGGGATTTGCAGGTGCAGCAGCTGTAGTAGCAGCAGGTATGCAAAACGTAGAAAGAATAAAACAAAGCTATCAATCATATGAAGAAGGTGGTCTTATTGGGGGTAACAGGCACTCACAAGGTGGCACAATAATAGAAGCTGAACAGGGTGAGTTTATAATGAGCCGTAATGCTGTAGAAAATATTGGTGTAGATACTTTAGAGACAATGAACGCAGGTGGTGGCAGTGTTGTTGTAAATGTTACAGGTAACGTAATGTCAGAAGATTTTGTAGAAAATGAACTTGCAGACAAAATATCTATAGCTGTCAAAAGAGGAGTAGACTTCGGCATAGTATGATAAATATAAATCCTAATTTATTAAAATCTTTAGAGTCAAATGTAAGTAATTATTACGTAGCATATCATATAACAAACAATGACAAGACATATTATTTGTCTACATATCCATTTACATTGCCACTAGACGAAAGCGGAGATGCTGTTTTTTGGAATGATTTAGTCATGAAAACTAGCAATATCAAAGAGTCTATAGATTTACGTACAAAAAAAATAAAGCTGTCAGGAACTACGCTTACAATAAACAATGCCAACCAAGAAGGACAAAGATTTTCTGACACTATAGATGGGGAGATGCATGGTGCTTCTGTAGATGCGTATTTAATAACACCTGACTGCACGTATGTCAAGCAAGGCGTTAGATTGTCGTCACTTAGTATTGTAAAGATAAAGCACGACGAGCTTAGTGTAGTATTAACGTGCGATGATAAATACATTGATGAATATCATAAAGAGTTGCCATTAGAAGAAAACACTTTATACGAAGGACAAAACACATTTGCAGGCGACAATGAAAAAAGAATACCTATACTATATGGACATTTAAAACACGCTCCTGCTGTTGCTTATATTCGTAATAGTGAGACAGAGTCTGCGTTTATAGATAATAATGTTTTAATTTTACCTGACAAGGCACACTTAACCACAGGAACAGACAATGAGTACGATATTATAGGCATAAGACCAATAAGTCCATACACGCTTATAGAATCAAGACCAAATCAATTAATACACCCTAAATGCTTATATTTAGGATTAGGAGATGGATTTGCAGATGTATACTCAAACAAACCTGATAGGGTCAATAAATGGATAGTGGAAGGCAATCCACTAGCAGACGATGAGTTTAAAAGCAAATGGATTTCGCAATTTGAGGTTTCTGAAGATGGCAATTATATAAATTTGCTGACTGATTCCATGCAAGACAATTCTCCATATATATCTTCAGGTCATTTGTTGTGTGGTGAAGTGTCTAGGTTAATTAATGTAAAAACGCACAAGGTTAGAGTTTGGAGACATGAATCAACGGAAATTGGGGGATTATTTGGTTTGTCGCTAAAACACTATACAGAATTTGACACCAGTTTAAATTCTAGTTCACCAAATCCAAATAATTACGACATGTTAGGCTTGCCTGCATTTATTGTAGATGACATGAATAGTGAAACAGGAGATATTGAAAATGGTGTGAGATTAGAAATAAACACACAAAAATATTTAACTTTGTTGCAAGACACTGGTGATGTTACGCCTGACATTTCACTAGGAACGCAAAACAATTTTGACATTGTTACTATAGAGTTAGAATTTGAAAGTCTAAAGTCATCTGCTGACAAAAGCACAGGAGCAGAAAGAGAAACATTTACAGACGCAAACATTGTAGGTCAATTTAAAAAAGAAGACAAGGCTATTAATTTTGGCAACATAACTCATTCTGAATGTCCATATTGGATTATGGGTTTTGTTCCACAACAAGGCACACAAAAAGGAGACGAGGGCTTAAACATTCCTTATTATGAAGATGCATCGAGCAATAGCCCTGATGGATATTTAAATGTATCGCAAACCATTTTAGGCATACCAAGCTATTCAACAAATAGACATAGTAGCCCATTTGACGAGGACTACGATTCTGAGGGAGATTGGGACGATTACGCTAGTTTAGATGACAGCGTAGGCAATAATTTAGAAAGATTTATAATGCATTTAACAAGTGGCTCTCCAGTTGTAGTCTCAAATTATTACAACGGAAATCAAGAGTTAAATACAGATTATAGGCACACGTTTCATTCAACAGCACAAGACTCTTTAAATGCATTTGCAAACACTTGGCGAGTGTCTAAAAATCACGTACATAGGACAGATTTTACATCGCAAAACGTGTGGACTGGACTATTTTTTCCATATGTAGATACTCAAAGCGATGGCATTGAATCAAGTAACTTTATTGACCAAGCTGTCAAATTAACATTTGGAGGAATGTCTTTACGTAGGTCGTGGTATCAACAAGAATCTTTTAAAAATAAATTTTTTGTTAATGCTAAAGGCAAATATGTTACACAAGAAAACGATTTGCTTGATGATTATCCAAGACATATGTATGTCGAAAATCTTTCTTTAATTGTTTCGTCTGACGCAGATGATACGCTAGAACAAAGAGAAACGCAAGACTACACGCTATTTAACGTAATAGATTATTTAACTAAAGATAGATTTGAGTATTACAATGAAAACGGCAAAGAATACAAAAGAGTGTTGTCTGTAATTAATGCTGCTAACGAAATAGAAATGTTGTTATATGATATTGATATTATAGATTTAAAAACACAAAAAATAACAGACGCAGGGATTGATTACAACTTTACATTAAATGCAAAAATATTTAGATTTGTTTCAGGTTCTACGTTTTGGGATTATGATGATAATGACTATGCGTTTGACAATTTATCTATAGAGTATGCAAGACCTATACGTCAAAATAATACTAATATTATAAATAATTGGAGTTTTTTAGAGCAAGATGAAAACACAACAGGCACGCCGTTTACTTGGACAAATCCTGAAACTTTAGAAATAGTAAACACACAAAGCATACCATTAGGATACAATCCGTCAAGCAATCAAGTAGTGCATCTTTGGTTTAGTGACAGAGCGTACAATTTAGACAATAGTGCTGCTTATATACCTCCGACAGTATACACAGACTTTGATTCCGTTAGAGAATTGATACGCAGACCATCGCACATAGTAAATGACATATTGAAAAAAGAATTAAATCAAGATTTTAATATTATTGCAAAAAATGTAAACGATGATAAATATAAATTAGATTTTTCAGTAGACGAAGCAGTAGAAGGTATAGAAGTCCTTGAAGAAATAGCTAGATGCTCACCTTTTTATTATTTAACAAGTATGCACGACAATACTCCATATTTAGTAGGTTTAAAAAATATATATCAAGAATCAGATGTAGATAGGCGTATAAATGTAAATCAAATTTTAAAATACAAATACAATAAAACAAGCAAATCAGATATTGCAACAAAAGCAAAAGTAAAATACGGATATGATTATAACAAGCAAGAATATACACAAGAAACAGATTATGTTAGTCATGATGATGAAAACATATTGTTTTATGATGCTAGTCTTAAAGAAATGTATTTTGATAGATATGACATAGAAGACGAAAATGCATATGAGCACGTATTAGAAGCTAAATACATACAAGACAGTGTAACTGCTGAAATGTTAGCAAAACATATATTTGAGTCACACAAAAATCAACACTTAACTGTAGACTTTGAATTGTCCCTAAAAGATGGATTAGACTTGCAAGTTGGAGACACTATTAGTTTTGTAGATAATAATGGTAATTTAACTAACATAAACAATACAAAGCCATATGGGCTAGATATGTCAATAACAAATATGATTATAGACCAAGCTGTTTTGCCGTATTTTATGGTGACTTCTATAGTAAAAGATTTATCTAAATTAAAAATACAGGTGACACAGTTGCACGAATTAGCACCATCTGCTTATGATGATTGGCAAGTACAAAATGAAATATACATACCCAATATAGCACCTACAATACAAGCTGAACAGCTAAGCAATGATTATTTATTAGTAGGAGAATATTTCTTATTAAACGTGTATGCAAATGACCCTGACGGAATTATAGTTAATGTTGAAGCAGCTCTTGAAACTAGAGTCGGAGCACAAGTTATATTTACGCAAACTAGTGATTTAACTTTCAATCCAAGTGCAAATGCGTATAGATTGACGCTTCAAGCAACTGGTGATATATTTAACCAAATTGCTGAAGATTCATATGAAACAACATATAATATAAAAGCATTTGATGATGATGGAGATGCAAGTAATCAAATAACTGGGTCATTTAGTGTTAATTATGTAAATGAACCTCCTATAGCAAATATAAAAGTAGATGACGTAGTAGCACCAAGTGCTAATCCATTGTACTTTGAACAATTTCCCGTAACAATAAATGCAGACACTGTGACTACCATAGATTGGTCAAATTCATATGACGGCAATCAAATAGGACAAGGCATTTCCATTTCACCGTCAGGAGACACGTTATTAAATGGCATAAAAAGTTTTGAAGTAAATATAGAAGGAGACGCATCAAATATAGTTTATAATCAAGCATATGCAGACAATAATTTTAATTTTCCAACATCTGTAGAAATTACAGCTGAAAGTTTGCCAATAGGTTCAGATTTTGGCGAAATAACAGCAACAATAACAATGACAGACAGGTATGACGACACAACAACTGCTATAGTAAAATATCTTGTGCGTCCTGAACAACCAATACTATATGCAAAACCACGTGTGCAAATGAACACAAACTCAACACCAGGATTTATAACGCTAGAACCATCAATACAACAAGGAACGACGACGTATTATAATGTCTCCCCATTTGTACCCGGTGAAATTATAATTTTACAATTTGGTATTGATTTAGTAGATGAGCTAGGCAATATTGTTGAACAATTATTCGAAGACAATTATGTGGCTACAAACATTTCTCAATCAAGTTCGGATACTGGAAATTTGACAAGTTTTGATTCAAATGAGTATAACATGGCTTGCTCTGGGTTTTATCCATCTTTAATGTTTTCTCAAAATCCTGTGGTTAGAATAGATGCTTATATTAGAGCTAACGACGACAATGATACTGAATACGCAGGACAAAATATTATAGTAAGACTATATCAATATGAATAAAACTAAAAAATGATAGAATTAAGACAATACACAAACGCAATATTTGTAAGCAATTTAAAAAATGTAAAATGTTTACGTATTAATTATTTAGGGACATTTACTGCAAATATACATCACAACACAGCAGTTAAAATACAAAATGATAATTTGTTTATAGCATACAATGAAATAGCACAAAATGAACATTTGATGGACTATAATGGTCAATTTATAATAAAAAAAATAACAGCACATGATAGCGAATATAAAAAAATAAAAGTCACAAAATATGCTATAGATGATAGGCTTGGAAATTTAAACTGGAAATTTGGCGAAGAAACAAAAAAATTAATTGAATTCAATCAAATAATTAACGCACACAAAACCGCAAGGACTGTAGTGTCTTATGAAAAAAATAATAGAACATACTTAAAAAACTCTAAAAATAAATTAATAAGTCCAAAAATATTAACAAAAAAAGAAGCACTATACATAAACAATAGAGGAAAATATGGCATTAAGTAAAAATTCATTTAACAGAGTAGCAAAACCTAGAATATATCTTGACATTATAGAGTATGCAAAAGCAATTGGTTACGTAAAAAGTTTTTCAAATGTAAATCAAACTCCAATAAATGGTGATAACAACTACCCTAACGTGTACAATTACAATCCGACCAACGTAGTTTCATATATAGCAAATGGTGAATTTCCTGTTACAGGTGGCAATATAGAAAGAAGTAACAATCAATTATATATGGGTTGGAACTGCAAATTTAAAAACTGGGATAATGAAAATAGAAATTGGGCTATGTTACTTAAAAGAATAAACTATGTCGCTGTGCTTGGACATAATATGCAAACGTGTGACCCTAGTTTTCACAAATTTACTGTTACTTGCAAAGGTTCAGGAGGACAAACAACAATACCTACAGGCTACACATCTTTAGTAGGAAACAATGAGTCATGTGGTAACGGTTACACTGTAGTAGAAATAGATAAATGGAATCAATCAGACCCTGAATATTTTGAATCATTTAATTTTAATATATTGTCTGACAGTGATAATGACGAATATTTTCAAAGTAACTCAACAACAGTAAACATAGGTGCTGTTTCAGCAGGAATGTTTTATGATTTTCCACACAACACTGACATCGATGTTAAAATTAATTACAACTATGACGGCATTAAATCTAAAAACACAATATCAGGAAGAACTCTTACAAATGTAAATTATTACAAATCACCTGATTGGGGCAACTATCCTAAGTGGACACATATTCCTAAAGCTACTCTTAATAATGGTAATTATATAGGAGATTCATGGCTAGATGATATGGACATGAAACCAGTAAACGCTACGGGTAGAAGGTCATATGATGTTAATTTTTCATTTTTATCTAAGTCAGATACGTTTAATAAATCAATGGAAGGCAATATGTTTGCGTACAACATGGAAAATAATATATCTTTAGTAGCAGCAGACACGCCTAGATTTGGAGTCACAAAAGATAATTTAATGACAACGCTAAATGTGTTGAGTCTAGGTGGTAACATACCATTTATATTTCAGCCTGATAGCACTAAACAAGAATTTGTAAAAGTTAAACTAAATCAGAAAAACCTATCTATCACACAGACAGCTCCTGAGCTTTATTCTGTTAAATTAAGATTGACTGAAGTTTGGTAAAGTTTCCCTCCAACTAATCGAATAACACTCGACTAGTAGGCATAAAAGAGCCCTTTTCTTAATCGTTAAGGGCTTTTTTTATTGTCAGAAAAACACTTTTTTAAAATAAAATGCTTGCTTTTTAAATATAAAGTGTAATATATTTATTTAAGGTTGTTGGGACTTTATAACATAAACAAGGAGTTAAAAATGAAAAACACAAAACTATCAAATACTGTAGAGCTTGTATTAGAGACACACTTTATGCGAATTGCAAAAGTTATTTCTGGTTGGGACAAAGGAGCTATTTTAATTCAAAATAGAGCTACGTCTTTCGAGGACTGGAGCACACCTATTAGAATGTCTAAGAATGACCTTGACATTTTTTTAAGCAACTTAAATAACGATTAAGCATGAATCAAGAACATCAATACATAGACGGAGTGCAGTGCGACAATCAGGATTGCTATGCCTGTGCTAAGATGAAAGATTGTAATAGGTTAGATGAGTTAGATAAACAAAACAAGGAGAACAAAATGACATACAAGGGAAAAAAGGGCGGAGATTCGTGGTACGAAAAGTATGAGTCTGTAACAATGCCTTCTACAGTATTCTGTTGGGATTGTGCTAAACCTTTACCAAAAGGCGTAGAAATTTCTACTAAATGTCCATGTCATACAAAAAAAAATAAAAAAAAGGGAGATGCGTAATGAACTATATAACAGAGCTGTGTGGCAGTGTATTTGGGTCAAATACGCAAGAATTACTAGAGTCGCATGATAAGCATAGCAAAGATAAAACCTTGCTTAAAATCAAAGAAAAGATTAAACTTATCGGTTGGGGTGGGTATCATATTGTCGGCTATATAAACGGACATAAATACTACAAAGTCAAATTGCATGATGGGACATTAATCACAATGGAAAAGAATGGACGTGTCATGCACATATTACAAGATAAAACAAGGAGGGCATAATGCCAGTTAAAATACATGGTAAGGAATATTACACAGTAGCAGAACGATTAAACGAATTAAATAAACATACTGAGGGACAATACTCTTTAGAGTCAGAAATGGTTTATTTTGAAAACGGTATGGTCGTTTTTAAAGCGACGCTGCAAGTTGGTGACAGCACTTACGTTGGACATGCGATGGAAAAAGAAAGTGCAAACATGATTAACAAAACTAGTTATGTTGAGGTAGCAGAGACTAGTTCATGGGGTAGGGCACTTGCAGCAGCAGGGTATATAGGAACTGAGGTCGCATCGGCTGAAGAAGTAGCAACAGCTATATTCAATCAAGAGCCTAGCAAACAACTAGCTACAGACAAACAAAAAAACTACATACGCAATCTATGCCAAGCAAAAGGTGTAGACGCTGATGAGTATGTGATGGAAGACATGACAATGCAAGAAGCTAGTGACAATATAGAAGCACTACAGAATATAAAAGTGGAGGTGTAAAATGGTAATACATGAAGTAGAGTTTACAGGTACAGGGCAAACGCAATCGGCTTACTTTTCTAGTAAGTCGAAAGCTGACAAGTTTATATCATCAAACGCAACACATATAAACGTCAAGAGCGTCAAAATACATACGATGGAAAAGACTAAGCAGCAAATTATTAAGTTTTTAAATCGTAACAATGGAATAGGTTAGGAGGATATATGGCAAAGCAATCACAAAAAACAAAAGTAATACAGTGGCTAAAATCAGGTAAAACATTAACACCATTAGAAGCATTGCAAAATGGAATGGGTATGCGACA